GTTATGGGTAGAAGACGCAAAGCACATGCGATTCTACGTTGATGGTTTTGGTAAGTTCATAGAGGACAAGATGTTTGATCCGTTGACTAGGCAGTTTATGTCTGGTACACACAACAAGGACACAGGCACAAAGTTAGTACCTATGGCTTACTTTTATGACATAGATGGTGAGCAGATACCATTTGCAAGGGACGAGATTATACATTTTAACAAGTATAGTTCTACAGCAAGATTATATGGACAGTCACCGATTATAGGTCTTTCTAAGAAAATCGAAACAGCGCTTGCCATTGAATCTCTACAAAATAAAGTGTATCGATTAGAAAGGCCCCCCAAAGGTTTCTTAGATATCCCAGGTCACAATGAGGATTCACTTAACAGGTTAGGAGAATACATAGCAGAAGAGACAAGACGTAATCCCAACTTTATACCTATCATTAGCAGTCAAGAAGGATCTAACACTGCTAAGTTTGTAAGCATTATGCCTAACTTTGACGAGTTAATGATGTTGCCTTACATGGACAGGATTAACAATGACATAAACGCATCGTATGGTGTTATGCCGTTAGTGGTGGGTGACATGTCAGGAGTAGGTGGACTTAACTCAGAAGGTGAGCAGATTACTATCTTTGATCGTACAATACGAGAAACACAACGTTGTGTAGAGTTAGGTTTGATTAAGCCGTTGCTAAAGCTTATGGGCGTTACTACTTGGACAGTTAGGTTTAACGATATTAACGAAAGAAACGAGACTCAATACTTAAACAACATGAATCTAAAAGCACAAATCATTACTCAGTTCCAGAATGCAGGTATTGATGTGGACTTAGGGGAGGATGGAGAATTAGTACTACCGAGGTCGGCAGAGAAGGTAAGGCAGGACTTTCTAAAGCGTTCAGAGGAGTCGCTGGAGGAAGCGGAGCCAAGCGAGCATCTCTCTACATTGACCGAGCTTTACGAGACCTCCGAGCTGTCTTAACCAGAGAGTTTCAAAGTCTTAAGGGAATAGACAACGTAGTTGAGCTTAGAGAGGTAGTGTCAGAGATAACTCTGATGATTTCTAAGCAGCTACGAGAAGCTATAGAAGATGACGTTACAGATGCGTATCTTAACGGTGCAAGATCCGCTTATGCAGACTCGCCTGGTCTTGGTAAACAGTCGTACACTCGTGACGAGTTTGACTTTGAAGACATAAGGATTTTACAAACAAGTGGGCCACTCGGTTTGGCTTTAGGTAACTTTGAGCAAGAATTGAATACAGAGATGAACAAAGTAATTTTTGAGGCTGCAGCACTTAACGTACCGATGACATCAATGATAGATCAGGTAAGAGGAGTAGCTAACACACAAGCTTGGAAGCTAGGTAGGATAGCACGTACAGAGATGCTAAATGTGTTTAACGAAGGTAGATTTAGAGGGTATGCAAAAGCAGAAGATTTACTAGAAGAACGCTTTAAGTATAGTTTACAGATTATAAACGACAACAGAACATGTGGCGCACATCAAGAGTTAAGTGGCAGGATTCCAGCAGACGGTATGTTTTTAGATGATCTTATAGAATTGCAGCAGACAATAGGTGCTAAGTACAACTTTAGACTTACAGGGAAAGCCTTATTACATCCAAACCAAAGGACAGTTTTAGTGATGGTAAGGTAAGTGTTACAAATTTACGGAGAAAGATATTTAAAACAATTAGCAGAGGGTGAAAAAAAAGATGAACAATTTTGGAATTGGCGGGATAGTAAAATGACTTGTTATTGTGGATGGGAAGGAGAAGATCATGATGGTTGCACATGTTTACCAAAAGAGGATAAATGAGCGGTAGTTGTAAAAAATGTTTAAGAGGGCCATTGTCAGTGCACGTATTGTCAAGTGGTTTATGTCAGGAGTGCCAGTCAGAAATAGAATGGAAACGTGGACCGCATATTGTAAGACAACAGAAAATGCAGAAGATTAAACATGATCATTTTAAAAAAGGTGAAGCTTACATAAAACGTAAATGGAAAGAGAAGTACGGTGACGACAGTGTAGAAGCCGTGTTAGAATACAAGTAATGGTTAAGATTACAATAGACTTTGATCCTAATTTACAACAAGCTATTGAAGATTTTAATTTAATGTCGGATTCTATAATGGACATTACGGGTGATGCTATAGAAAAAACAGCATTAGAAATGCGTGATGAGATTACGTTAGAAATGAATCAACCATATCCACAAGGTATTGGAAGTAACAGAGCACTTAAAAATTCTATAGAAGTTAGCGGAGAAAAAAACACAGATAATGGTTCTGCTATTTTTTACGTTGGGACTTCTCTACCTTATGCAGACACAGTTGAGTATGGAATGGGTCCGCATGGATCTGGAACAGGTGATGGTTCTTTTATTGACAGTATAATAGAATGGACAGAACGTGTATTAGGTAAAGGTAAGAAAGATGCGTATGCAATAGCAGATCATATACGTGACAACGGTATACAACCTAGACCTTATTTTAGAAAGGCAGTAGTTCTAAAAGCACCTGAATTTAAGATAATTTGGTCAGCTATGTTAGCAGAAAGGCTAGAAGCTGAGTTTGAAAACCTAACATAGAGACACACACCTTTGTTTCCACTGGAACTATTACAAGGTATCTCGTTCTTTTTTTTTAAATTTATCGAGGGGTACGGCGGCTTATTAGCTATATAAGATATATTCTTTCTTATATAATAAAAGTTCCAGTGGAAATGAAGGTGTCTGTCCCTCTCCGAAACAGTAAAAAACTTTAATAATAATAATCTTAGAATAGGGTTGTGGCAGTACGCACTATCTTTAAAGAAAACGAGAACGATACAGGTTGGATAGTCTACAGGCCCGAATGGTATAATGAGAGAGTTATGGAGACTTATATCTCTGCACCAATTATAGATAAACAGAATGATAAGATCCCTACAGAGACAATAAAAGAGTCTATGGATTTTTATATGAAGTATGGCGTATATTCATACAGACATGAAGAACAGCCAATAGGATTACCGTTAGCTTACAAAATAAAAGATGGTAAAGTAAAAGTCAGAGTAGGCATACATGATAAATTATCCATGCACAATAAAGTATGGAAAGAAATTCAAGAGTTTGGCTCTACAGGAGCCAGTAGCATTAGGGGTGAAGCAATGGATCAGGAGAAAGTTTGTGATGAAGATAGCTGCCACAATCAAATCAACGAACTAGATCTTTGGTCTGTTTCTTGGGTAGGAGACAATCCTGCTAACCCCGAAGCTACCGTTAGACAAGTAGCAATGGCCAAAGCTAAATCTACGGTACAAGTGACACTTGACGAAGTAGAGAGTATGGTTGAGAAAATCATAGAGCGTAAAAATGGTAAGTATTGTCTTTTTGCTAAAAAGGATAGAAGGTTACTAGGATGTCACGATACTAAAGCAGGTGCGATCAGACAGGAGAGAGCAATACAAGCTAGAAGATTTAGTAAATCTAACGAGATACTTGATGACATACTTAAAAGTATAAACAGAGTAAAAGACGCACCTTGTTGGTCAGGCTTTGAAATGGTTGGTTTCAAGTATGAAGGTGGTAAAAAAGTACCTAACTGTGTGCCAGTAGGTAAAAGCAGACATCCACAAACTCCTGCAAAGCCAAGTGAGAGAAGGCGAGGTAGTACTAGAAACCCTAGAGGATCTGCTGGTGCAACTCGTGGTGGAATAAAGTTAAGTGCTGCAAATATTAAAACATTAGAGAATTACAGAGATGAACACAATAAAAAAGTCGGTAATGCTAAAGGGAAAAAGGCTAACCTTGGTGCACTAAAAGCAGTGTTCCGTAGAGGTGCGGGTGCGTTCTCAACGAGCCATCGTCCTAGCGTACGTAGCCGAGACCAGTGGGCATTAGGTCGAGTAAAGGCATTCTTAAGACTACTCAGTTCAGGTAGGCCGTCAAATCCTAAGTACACCACAGACTATGATCTGTTGCCCGCTAGTCATCCCAAATCTACTAAAAAAGCAGAAGACAAAACTATGAAAGTTAAACCTCCTAAAGGTTATCATTGGATGCAGACTAGAGAAGGCCCAGTGTTGATGGAAGGCGACTATGAGCCACATGATGGTGCAGTAGAGTTTTTTCCGTTTACAGTATTAGAAAGCCACAAAGATGAACGTATACTTAAAGCAGAATATCAAGGCCGTAAAGTAGAATTGAACAAACCATTT